TTTAGCGGTAGCCACAGGGTCCGTGGACTATCTAGCGACCACCTCGGACTTCGGTGTGTCAGTTAGAGATTGGCTGTCTAAAGCATATCCGCGTATTCGTGTAACTTCTGCTCCTCAGTTAAACAACGCTAATGCTAGTGCAAACGTTTTCTATCTATTCGCAGATAGAATTGAAGACGATAGTACCGACGGTGGCGCTACTTGGTTACAAGTTGTACCGGCTAAGTTTAACGTGTTGGGTGTCCAGCAGCTTTCAAAGGGGTATATCGAAGATTACTCTAACGCTACTGCCGGGGCTATGATTAAGAGACCATGGGCGTGCACACGTTGGTATGGGATCTGAAAATTAACTAACCTGTATGAAAGGCGTCTCCCTGGGCGCCTTTCCCACTTGGGGTATTAACACCCATGGATGAATTAAGCGATATAATAATCAAGCACGAAGGTCTTAGATTAAAGCCATACAAAGATACCGTAGGGAAATTGACTATAGGTGTTGGACGCAATCTTGATGACTGCGGCATTACGTCGGACGAGGCTCTTCTACTACTCCACAATGATTTGATACGTTGCACATCGGAATTGATAAAATATTCTTGGTATTTAAATATCGATAATGAAGTACGCCGTGGAGTGTTAATCGAGCTGGGATTTAATGTTGGCATGGTTAAATTTTTAGAGTTTAAGAAGATGATATCCGCCATTTCAGTATTTGATTATGATTTGGCGTCTAAAGAGCTTTTAAACAGCCTGTGGGCTAGCCAGGTAGGAACCGGCCGGTCTAAAAATATGGCGGATAGGCTAAGTACCGGCGAATACAAATAAAGGAGAGTTTAAATGAAATTCAGTATTAAAAAGATGTATAAAGATACAGTTAAGCAGTTAGAGAAACATAAAACAGAAATTGAAATAGCCATAGCTGCGGTTGCGATAGTTGCTTTAGTGCCCGAAGAACAAGATGTCATTGAAGCGCGTCGGAACATACAAGAACGGTATGAAGATATAGTTCAGAACTATAGATACCATATTTTAGAAATTAGAGACCGTTTAGGCGCTGACTTAGATGATTAAAATTGAACACTATTGATGTGTACGCTATCCTTAGGATATCCCTACTTTAACAGAGGTGAATATCTATGTGTATTTTTGAAAGATTTAAAGGGTTTTTTTCATGTCTTATGAAGGGGCTTCCTATTTTAGTCACCGCGGCATCGTTAGCTACGGCCGTTATTCCAAATCCGTCTCCGGAAGCCGCGATTGCGATTAAAATCATCCATAAACTAGCCGACATAGCAGCACTCAATGTCGCTAACAACGCTAAAAGTAGTCAGGGGGGTCAATGAAAATACGTTTCAGTAACTTTATAATTATGAGCTTAACGGTACTTGCCGTTGTTCTGTTAGCCGGATGTGTCGGCGGTTATCATTTCTGAAAAAAAACCCCACTTTTTACAGTGGGGTTAGCAGTCTACTACAGAAGGATAGACGTATTATGCTACGCTCTTAGTATATAGCGTTAGCAACGCATATTCAAGTTTTTCTTAAGATTATGGATTTTTGCGATTAGGTGTTGAGTAGCGAGATTCACTCCCGAGGTCGTTAAGTCGTCAATCATTAAATATACGCAAGTTTCTTGATCGCCATTAAATACCGAGGCGCTAATAAGATATGTTAATTTTGGAGATTCTCTCTCGTCCAGGCCTTCAAATCCGAAGCCTTGAGAAGTTAAACCAACGTGGCCCACAGTTTGTCTACCAAAATGACCATTGATTTCGTTCTTGAACATATCGGAGACTACATCTAAAGATAGTTCTTTTTGCGAGGGGTTTAAATCATTAAACTTATAAATTAAAAAAACAAAAAACGCCAATAGAGCGACTATTAGAACTTCGGACATAATATTTCCTTTCGACATTTTAGGTCCTTATACACGAGCCTATATTCTCATATTGCTAGCGTAAGGTGCTATACTTTTAAAATTCTTGAACAAAACTTAGGTATGTAGTACAGTTATATAGTACAGTATCAGTTCCGTCAACAACAGGATTTTAAAATGACTCAATTCGTCTACTCTACCCACACTAATTCTATTAGATATGTCGAATGGATGCCCGAGAAAACTCAAAATTTTAACATTGTTAAGAAATCAATCGTCATAAAAGGCGGTCACGGACTGTGCAATAAAAACATGATTACCGCGGAAGGCGTTGTCACATCAGTTAGTGATAGCGACATGGAATGGCTATTAACGCTTGAGTCATTTCAAGAGGATATTAAACACGGGTATATCAGACACTCAAAGCGCAAAGAAGACTCTGAGAAAGTTGTTAAGAGAGATATGCAGACTAAAGACGGTTCCGCCCCGCTTACTCCAAAAGACTACATTGTTGTCGATGAAAAGACTCACCGATACAGGTCTAAAAACTCTACCGCGTCGACGAGACATTATGACTAATGATTGCCAACCAATACTTACATATAACGATGAACTCTTTAGAGCGCAGATTCCTGCTTTCTCAAGTTACTCAAAGTATCCTGAAATCGTACTTCAAATGTTTTGGGATACGGCGATAAACTACATATCAGATGTGGGGAACTATGGGGAGCTACATGGTTCCGCGCGTCAGTACGCTATTAATCTTATGATGGCGCACCTTATATCGCAATCAAATCAAACAGCGAACGGTCAAACTCCCTTCATTTTGAGCGGAGCTACGGTAGATAAAGTCACGGTTAACTCAGTGCCTCCTCCTTTGAAAAACCAGTGGCAGCAATGGATGGCTACGACAATATACGGACAACAACTGTGGGCGTTACTTCAATTGAAATCCGTAGGGGGTCAGTATATCGGAGGGACGCCCACAATCTCAGCTTTTAGGGGGTACGCGCCTCATGTCTATTACCGTAAATTCTAAAACACATATTAACTTAGATGACGCTTTATCTTCGTTGACTACCGATAAGGTATTAAAAGTAGGATGGCCTAAAAACACAAGGTATCCAGAAGAACAAGGTGGGAAATATATTGCGGAGATAGCTGCTCAAAATGAATATGGCGCTCCACATAAAGCAATCCCCGCTCGTCCATTTTTAGGACCCGCGGTTGCCGATAATAAAAATAAATGGCTTGGGTTACTCAGTAAAGGTGTAGCTCAGGCCATACTAGGTAATACCGACATACTCGAGGTGTTAGATAAGGTCGGGACTGTGGCTAGCGACGACGTGGCTAAAGCCATTAAAGCCGTTACATCTCCTCCCTTAGCGCCTTCTACAATAGCCGCGCGTAAAGCAAGGTATTTATCAAAAGCCAAAGGCGGGAAAAATAAAGCACTTCCTAAATACCTAGAAAAGCCGTTAATTGATACGGGAATAATGTTTGCGGCGATAACGCACGCCGTGGAGGACGAATAGTGGAAATTATCACCCCCGAAAAAGGGCATCTCATTTGTTGTGATGAATGCTGCGATTTGAAAGATAAACTGATGGCGTTTAATCTTTCTGATGAAACCTTATTTCTTTGTACATCGTGTCTTTCGGATGCTCTGTATTGTTTTAACGATTTTAAGGATAGTTAATGGCGTACGTACCTGGTCAAAATCTTTTGTCAATGGCGTTAACTTTAGTAGCTAAGCAGTATCTTTCGTATTATAAAGCGGGCCCCCGCGTGCTTAACAGCGTCGGGCAGTATGTCACGACGTTTGAACCGGGTATTCAAATGGATGGTAGCTGGCAGCCGGTCCCAAGAATGCTTATGATTCACTATGGGCTAGATTTGCAGAAAGACTATTATACGTTCTATACGTCTAATAATGTATTGGATTTAGACCGAGATATCACCGGCGACCAAGTGGCGTTCAACGGTGAACGTTTTCAAGTAGAAAGCAACAATGACTGGTATGATATAGACGGCTGGAAAGGGATATTGTGCGTCCACATAGGCGTGGATACCCAACAGATGGAAGTATTCGGTTTCGCTTCACTAGACGCACCTAATAGCTATTCTAACTTTTATAACGGTAATTTCATGGGGATGGATACGAACTAATGCAGACCGACAATACCCTTATCCCCCTGTTCTTACCAATTATCCAAGATGGACTAATCGCTGATGGGTTTACCGATGTTGTCATACAGCAATCAAACCAGCCTACACAGCAAGGTATCCCAACAGCACCGACCGTTTATTTTTATAAAACCCACAATAAGCGTTATGGGTATTTGGGTAGATCAGACCAGTGGAGTGACGACGCGGTTACGATGGTTCATAGCGAGAAGCAGTACTACGAAACTACTTTTAGATTTCAGGCGTTAGTTTTACAAAATGTAAAAA